CAATAAAGATTAATAGTACAACAGCTGCAAATATTGCAGGATAGGTCCAAATTTGAGTCCAATCATGACCTGAATCAATAACAAACTTATCAGTTATTCTTCCAGCTAGTCTAAAACCTATTAACATACCAACACCATATGTTGCGAGTGCAATTAAACCTTGAGCCGCACTTTTATATTTTTCTCCTGCCTTATAATCGGTATAAATTTGTCCAGAAACAAAGAAAAAGTCATAACAAATTCCATGGAGAATAATACCAAATAATAACATCCAAAGATTTGATCCTATATCTCCTAATGCGAATAGGACATATCTTAAACTCCATGCTAGCATACCAACAATTAGGGTCTTTTTTATTCCATATTTATTTAAGAAAAGAGGTAGTAATAATATAAATAATGCCTCTGAAATTTGACCTAAAGTCATTACACCAGCAGCATTAGCCATTCCTAACTCATTTAGAAATAAATTAGCATCAGCATAATAAAATGCTAATGGAATACATATTAAAATTGATGATATAAAAAACACTAGATATCGAGTATCTTTTAAAAGCATTAAAGCATCAAGACCTAGAATCTCTCTTAAACTTGGACTTTCATTTTTAGCCTTTGGTGGAGTTTTGGGTAAGCTAAAACTAAAAAGACCTAGAGTTACAGATACAATAGCTGAAAGATAAAACGTATATTCGAGAGTCTGGCTAGCTTCCCATCCTACACCATAACTAATTACCAAACCAGCAACAATCCATCCAACTGTTCCCCATACTCTAATTTTAGGAAACTCTTTAGATGGATCTTTCATTTGTCTAAATGCAATTGAGTTTACTAGAGCAAGAGTTGGCATATATAGAATCATATATATTAATATGTAAGGAAAAAATGTTTCAAAGCCAACAGCAATTGAGCACATGAATAGAAGCCCACCACCAATTATATGAATTATTGCTAAAATTTTTTCAGCATCAAAATATCTATCAGCAATTAATCCAATAATAAATGGAGCAATTATTGCACCCCATGATTGAGTCTCATAGGCTAAACCTATTTCAGCTCCAGTTGAACTAAATGCTTGAGATAAAAATGTACCCATTGTAACAAACCAACATCCCCAGATAAAAAACTCTAGGAACATCATTATGCTTAATTTTAAATTTGTTGAATTGTTCATTTTAAATCGTTTGACCAATTTTGATTAATAAATCTCTAGTAGCTTTAATACCTTCTTCTTCAGACAATCTATTACCTTCGTATTCAACACCAACATAACCAGTATATCCAAAACTCTTTACAATTTTCATCATCCTCACATAGTCAATAGTTTTTTCATCTCCATTTTCATCAAAGTCATTTGACTTAGCACTAACTGCAAATGCCTTTGATGCTGCATTAGTTAGTTTTCCTGGTGCATTAAATAATGCTCTCTGTGCGCCAGGAGATACGCCAGGAAGTCTCGCTGTTCCTGTCTGTAAATTTGCCTTGAATCCTGCTAATCTGCTGGGTCTTCTGGGTTGTGTTAGTCCAGTAGGAGTCTGTCCAGGTCTTACTATTCTTTGAAGATTTGATCTATATTGCTGTCCTCTTCCAGCAACCTGATTACCTCTGGCATCAGATCTTGATTGAAATCCAGCAGGTCTAGATCCACCACGCCCTCTATCACCAGATGGTCTACCTGATGGATCTCCTATTTTTTTGGATCTGCCCATCAATCTGTCTAGCAGATCCATGAACAATCCAATTGCACCAAAAGGATTTGCTATGGCAGCAAGTGTGCCAACACCAATTAGTAATTTTCCGAGACCGTCTAACCTACCTAAGAGAGTCTCTTCACTTCCAAATAACTTATTAAATCCATCTACAATATTATCTTTGATAAGCCACTTACCAAAGTCATATATCTTCCTGAAGACAAAATCTGTCTTCATTAAGAACGTCTCTAATTTTTCAAGATTTTCTGGATTACCTGTCCATTCCAGAAATTCTTTCATCAAAGACAGAGCAAAAATCTTGCCTGCCAATGAAATAAAGGGTGATAGTAAAGGTCCTATCCACCCAAACATTTTACCAAATTTATTTCTCAAACCTAGATCAGGTTTGAATTTCTTTGCCTCTGCTCCCTTCTTCTTAAAATACTTTGATAATGCCCCTTCTTGTGCATCCTCTGCTGCTTGATCTCTCTTTCTCTGTGCTGATCTACGAGAAGCAATAGCACCTCTTTCTTGCGCTTTGACACGCAATGTTGAAATCGTTTCAAGATCTGCAACAATGTTACCAAGACTAGTAACACTAGATCCTAATCTATTTTGAGCAAGAATTGTCTGACGGGCAGCAAGGGCTACTGGAGAGCGATTTGACGCTGCTCCAGGATTTACAAACTTATATACTTGTATTTTAGCCACTTTGTGCTTGCTGCTCCTTCATTCGTTTTTCTTCTTCTTTCAAGAAGGCTACTAAAAGGTTAACATAGACTTCTTTCTCCCATGGCATTAGGTTGTCAATGTATTCCATATTCCACTTGTGATGGTGGATTAGAGCAAAGTTACTTTCAAAATAGTTCTTCAGATCTGTGTGCAAAAGGGCTATGCGAAAAAACTTGCAAGACCCTCAAGGACTACTTCACTTTCAACTCCAGTATTGGGGTTGGTAACATTTGTTTTATAAGACAACTTGGGCATAGTTTCAAAGAAATTTTGAATCATTTGGAATTGCTTTGAATCCATTTGATCAAAGAATTCTAAGATCTCTTTCTTAGGAACATCTGCACAATCATAAACTTGCTCAGCATCAGAAATTGTTTGAATACAACTTGCTGCCATATCAAACACTTGTTCAACACCATCTTCATCACCAGTGAAGTTCATGCTGATAAAGGTATCCAACTTAGGATATCCCATGCTTACAGTAACATCATCAGAAATCTTCAAATCCTTCTTATGACCTCTAGTCTTTACGACTTTGATTTCATCCAAAGGAATACTCAGTTCAACTGCAGTCTCTTCATCATCAGGACATGTTACACTAAGTTTTACGCTCTCACCAACAGATTTGGTTCTAACTTGTAAAAACACATATTCAATATCAAATGTTGATAATTTATCAACATCTGTAATATCAGTACACTCACTAATGATAGTGGTAATAGCAGTGATGAGTTGTTCTTGATCACCTGATTCGGTAGCGATCAGTAATAGTTTTTCTTCTTTTACAAGAAAAGGTCTAAAATTGACTACCCTACCATCAGAAGGCAACTTCAGTTTGTACTTAGGTACATTTAGTTTAGGTAATGCCATGAAAATTATATTTCAATTCAGTAATTTTATTTAGGTAGATATCAGATACCCTGTGATGAGATTCTAGGACTTTGGAAACCAAAATTGCCCTCAGAACCAACAGGATCAAATTTAAATTGTCCCGAATCTTCATAATCTGCCTTAGTTCTCATACGATAACGCTCGTAAGAGAAACCAATAGTAAGTGTCATTGCTCTAGACGAGTCATTATTGAGTTGAATAGATCCAATGTTATATGGGAATGCGTTTCTAAGTTCCCATACAGCAGTTAGATCAAATTTTCTAGCAAGTAAGAATGGATCACCCGCATCTCTCAATGCACGGACCATTTTACTGTCTTCATACACATATTGTCCACCACCACGTTCCCACTTATAGATTCGGATAGATGGGCAGGTATAATTTTCGTAGAAATCTACATACTGATTGGAATCTGGTGCCATTCTACTAACCCATCTCTCAAAAAACATACGAGTTTGTTGAGATCTTGGCATAATAAAGGTCATGTTTGCCTGACTATAGGCAACGTTTGTAGCGTACTTATATGCAGATCCAACGTTAGTCGTAGCAGCACTAGTAACTTGCTTACTAGGAAGGTTTACTGCGTTTGCATAAAAGTTTAAATTCTTGGCAAGATCACCAGTTTCTGCTAAAAGATTTTTTGACTTACTACCAATATTAACGCCTGCATTATTCTGTAAAATTTTGGGCGTAGCAAAATGAACCGAGAATAAGTTAGTAAAACTCGGATGATTACCCATCTCTTTCGAGAATGCTAAAAACTCTTGATAAGAGGGGTATTGTGCTGCATCTAAATCGCTACGAGAAATGCCCATTAGACCTTAAGTTCCTTTTCTGTAATTAACATAAACTCCCAATTATTATCTAAACAGAATTCAGTTGCTGCTTTCCACTTTGCTTGATTGACAGCATATGTCACAACTTCATTGATATATTTTTTAGTATGCCTCTTTTGTGTTTTTGGTTCCTGTGTCTGACGAAACGGTTTTACTTCTACCAGATATTTTTTGTTATTGATTTTAACGTAAAAATCTGGAAAATAGCGATGCCGTTTTCCATCAACAGGAGAGATATAAGGAATGATAATTTCTTCACTGCCCCATTCTTGAACAGAAGGAGTAATGTCACACCATTTCATGAACTTGTACTCCCATGAGGAGCGGTAGACCACATTACTGGGATCACCTTTGTACTTTCTAGGAAAGGAAACTCGGTACTTGCCCTGATATCTCATAAATACATAAAGGTCACATAGTATTTAGGCACCAATGAGTCAGTTTCCCGACAATAATGATTATGGGGCATTAACCATGAGGTATCCTCTCAAGGCACCTGTTGCCAAAGGAGAGTTATTTCAGGATGATGATGCTACTGGTGCTACTGGAAGAACGGACTATGTTAAAATCCGTAGAGTAAGAGTTAGTTATAAGGATGGTGATAGAAAATACTATGGGTCTAATCCACTATTGCCCGATTCAACAGCTGTTGTACAAAGACACAAATCGGCAGTCTACCTTTCAATTCCACCATCTCTCACAGCACAGTATCAACCAGTCTACAGACAAGTAAATCTTGGCGTTGGTGGTGCCGCTGCTGTTAATGCAATGGGATCTAATAATTTTGAACAATTGGCAGGTTCAATTCAAGCTGCCGCTGCAGCAGTTCTTCCTGAATTTGCAGCATCAGCGATTGCTCAAGGTTCTAATGCAGTTTCAGGACTTTTTGGTGTTCAAGGAAACTTAGATGCTAATGCTCTGGCTGGATTGACACAAGGTAAGGTATTTAATCCTTACACCGAGCAAATCTTCAGTCAAATGAATTTTAGAAGCCATAGTTTTGCTTTTAAAATGGTAGCAAGAAATTATGAAGAAGCAAAGATGATTCATCAAATCATCAGATATCTTAAAATGGGATCACATCCTAAAGTAACTAGTGGAGACATAGAAAAATTCTTGAAGAAGACTGGAAACGACGATCAAAGAAAAGAGACTGGTCAAGAACCAAACAAATACAGAGACAAAACAAGAGATAGAGTTCAGGATATAATTGGAAAGAGTAATTCTAATACTAGATTTTTCCAAGTACCTGATCATTTCGATATTGAAATGTTACGCTTGAATCCAGATAAGAATGAATTCCCTGATGAAGGTCCCGAACCTCTACATTATAGAATTCAAAAGTGTGTTTGTTCTGGTCTTAGTGTAAATTATACCCCAGATGGTCAATATACAGCATTTAAAAATATTGCAGGCGGAATGATTCAAGTACCTGCAGTTATTTTACAACTCAATTTTACAGAAGTCAAACTTCTGGATCAAACAGATATCGACAGAGGATACTGATATGGCATATTTCGACTATTTACCCAACGTATATGTTGGAGAGGGTGTAAAAGACGATGAGGCATATAAGTATCGTCTAGTAAAAAATATTTTTAGAAGAATTCAAGTCAGGGAAAGACTAGAACAATATACTACTTATTTTGAGCGTGTCAATGTTCCTGAAGGTGCAACACCTTCAAGTATAGCAGATGAATTGTTTGGCGACCCATTTTTAGATTGGGTTATTTTAATTACAAACAATATTGTTGATGTATATGATCAATGGCCAAGAACTGAAAGCGATTTACTTAAGTATGTAAATGAAACTTATGAAGATCCTGATGCAGTTCATCACTATGAAACAAAAGAGGCACTGTACAACAACAAAACCTTTATCAAAGAAGGCATCGAAGTAAACTCGACTTGGAGAACAGTTCTTCCTGATGGAACTACTTTGGGTGAAGAACAATCAATTTATCCAGTAAGTAACTATGAGCATGAACAATTTTTGAATGAGAAAAAAAGGTTGATCACTATTCCAACTACTGATCTCGCAAACAGAATGATTGATGAGTTTAGAGATCTAGTTGCTTATGATCCTCATGCAGAACTTGACGATGAAGGTAACAAGAGATCTCCACTCAGTGTTGCATCCAGATTCTTGGATGTTGCTGGTTCTTCTACAGCAAGTGGTCCTAGAACAGATGTACAAACCGAAGCAGTAACTTCATATAATAACGGACCTACTTCTGCTGGTGTTGCCTCCACTTCAACTACAGTTTCTACAACAACTCCTACTCCTACGCCCACACCAACACCAGCTCCAAGTCCTACACCAACTCCTTCCCCAAGTCCTTCTCCTAGCGATGGCGGCGGAGGTGGCGGAGGCTACGGCGGTGGATACTGATCCCGACTTCTACAATATAGACATATCAAAAGACGGACTTGCACTTGTGTACAGGTCCGTCTGTTTTCATCTTGAGAAATGGGCGGGTGGTGATCCTAGAGAGCAAGAAGAACTCATTCAGTTAAAAGATAACTTGTTTCGTATCATTCTTGAAAAAACCTTAGAGTCCTAATTTTTGGCGGGAAAATTTTTACCCCTTTTTGGAAATCAAAGGTCGATTTTGGTTTCACCCTCCATCAATCTGACATCCAACCATTGCACCACTAACAATACCTAGAGGGATTGCCCAGAAGCGTCCTTCTTTACGG